AGAGCAGGATTCGCGCGCGCTGCCTTGTTCTCCTTTCTTGGATTTGAGGCTAGGCGATTGCATGGATTTGATGCGGGAGACGCCTGATAATCACTTCGATCTGGCGATAGTCGACCCTCCTTATGGACTAGGCGACAAGTTCAAAGGGGGCAAGAGTGGGAAAATGCAATTCAACGAAGTGGTGGATAAGGGGTGGGACGTAGCCCCAGATGCCGCGTACTTCAAAGAGCTGGTGCGAGTATCGAAAGAACAGATAATCTGGGGAGGGAACTACTTCGACCTTCCACCGACCAGATGTTTTGTTGTGTGGGATAAGAAAATAAGCGACGACTTTACGTTGGCAATGGCGGAAATGGCATGGACAAGCTTCGACAAGCTGGCAAAGATTTTTAGGCTTTCGATGTCGGAGACAAAGCAGCACCCGACACAGAAGCCCGTCAAGCTTTACGAATGGCTCTTGTCGAAATACGCCGAGTCTGGGCAACGCATCCTCGACACCCACATGGGAAGCGGAAGCATCGCCATCGCTTGCCACTATTTCGGGGTGTATCTGACGGCATGCGAAATCGACGAGGACTATTTCAAGGCCGCCTGCAAGCGAATCGAGCGAGAGACGCGGCAGATGGATCTGTTTCAGGAGAACACACAAACACACAAACACACAAACACACAAACACACAAACACACAAATACATAAAGAGAACATGAGTAAAAATACAGAACTAGAAGTGAACAACTCGACTCTAACCCAAGCAGCAATTGACGCAGCGGCTGGGCTAACTACCCACTCTGCTGCGGATAACGGCATTGATGGACTGATTCCAGAAGACACCAAGGAATACGGTGTCTCACTTCCTAATCTCAAGCTAGTCGACCCCATGTCGAAAGAGGGTAAACAAGATCCTTCTCTTATTGGCTCTCTACTATACGACAAGCGGCTTGACCTAGGCCAAGAGCTTTCGAGCATCGTGCTAGCAACCCAATGGAGATGGCAAGAGAAGCGGGAATACGATCCCAGCAACCTGACTCCTCTTAACATCATGACCAACGAAGAGCTCCTAGAGGCAGGTTTAGACAAGGAAGACGTTGTTAGGTTGTGCATCGTCAACCTAGCCGTTGTCCTTCCTGACGGCATTGAAGATGAGACTTCGATTTCTGCGGGCGGGATAGAATACGTTCTCTGTTCCTTCTGGGCTCGAGGGTTCAGCCTCGATTTCGCCAAAGCGATAGCGCGTAAGATCAACCTTAATTATGGAGGCGCATCTTATAACAAATTTACCAAGATGATGAGTAGCACCAGAGCTTGGAAGGGCGACACTATGCGGCTCGTTAAATGGGGAGGTGCTGGACCATTGGTCTCTCCGGAAACTCTTGAGACACTCGCCGAACAGATAGGTGGTTTAGGGTGAGTTGTTGGTTGCCAGTTGGTTACTGGCTGGGGCCTTGTAGGGGTAAGACCTTACGAGGCCCCTTTTATTTTTACCAGCGTTAGCCTTTTGACAAGAGACGAATTAAGTGCAAATCACTATCCAATGATAACTCTTCCTCTTCTCATAGTGTGCATTTTAGCAACATCTGTCGCGTGGCTTTGCGGGAGCGCGTATCTCAGCGTCATTGACAAGATGCCTCACGACAACGTTAGGCAGGCGACGATTGCCATGCTCATCATTGGGGGACTAACGTATATCGCAGGTGCGTTGCTGTTCTTCAAGCACTTCTTTTAACCCTAACAACTAACCAACAACTAACCAAAATGTACACTAACATAATCGGACTAGCAGGACCCGCCGGGGTGGGTAAGTCCTACCTAGCAACGAAGCTAAAGCGGATTACTCATGGCGAGCTGTTTAGCTTCGCAGGAAACATACGCATGGGCCTTTACATGATGGGCCTCTCGATCAACTACGAGGACAAAAGAGCCCCTGTCTACAATGGCAAGAGCACCCGAGATCTGATGCGTTCACTAGGAACAGAATGGGGGCGCGAGAGGGTAGGCCAAGACATCTGGGTTGACCTGCTCATGGCTAGGATTGACCACTGTGACAGTCACTCCGCCGTTATTGATGACGTTAGGTTCCCTAACGAAGCTCAGGGAATAAGAAAGCGCGGTGGTATTGTGGTCGAGTTAGCCCGGGACGGTATCGCCTACGAAGGATCTCACATGACCGAAGATGGGCTCGACCCAAGTTGCATCGACCTAACGCTAGATTGTGCTAACACCGACGAAGCCATTAACACTATCCTAATCCACTCAAGATCATGAAACATCAAAAGAAAAGAAAGTTCACTCTTCAAGGGAGAACTGCCACAGCCGCCGAATGGGCAAAAGCGCTAAGATCTACCGAATGCACCTTCAGAGATTCGGTTTACTCGGCTGAAAAGAGAGGTGCAACTAGGGAACAGGCAATGCTTGCAACGATCCGACACCTCAGCAACCCTAACCGCAAGTACCGTGGACTCTGGGAAAAGTTAGCAGAGATCATGGAACGCGATAACCAAGAGGCCAAGTGAAAAAGTATAATTTGAAAGATTTGAATGTCGCGGCCATCGACTTCGAGACCTATTACTCAAAGGAGCATAACATTAGCTCACTGGGCCTTCAAGGCTACGTAAAGCACCCCGATACTGACATTTACTTAGTCAGTGCTTCAATAGCTGGAGACGGTGGACATGTAGGTGAGCCTAGGTCGATGCCGTGGGAAGAGTTCACCGGGCCGGACTGGGTCTGGGTCTCACACAACGCATCATTTGACGAAGCATGTTACCGCGAATGCGTCGACATCAACGGAGACAAACTAACAGATGTATTCGGGATGCCCGGCTCATGGGAATGTACCGCTGACATGGCCGCTTACCTGGGATGCAAACGAGATTTGAAGACCGCGTGCATGGAGCTCCTTGGAAAGGAAGTTTCGAAAGACACTCGGAAGATGATGGAGGGAAGGCACTGGAACGATCTCGACGAGGAAACTATTTACGAGATCGTAGACTATGCTCAACAGGACAGTGATAGATGCCTTGAGTTGTGGCTCAGTTATTGTCACGAGTGGCCAGAGGACGAACGCAGAGTTTCCAGGCTAACACGTGAGATGTGTTCTAGAGGTTTTCAGTTAGACGTGGATCGGGCCAACGAGTATGCACTCAAGCTCTCAACAGAGATATACAATAATGCCCAGGACATTCCTTGGCATGGTTCCAAAGACGCTAAAGGGAAGATGATCCCTACCACTAGCCCGAAAGCGGTTAAAGAGTATTGCCATATCAAAGGCATCGACCCACCAAAGTCGATGGCGAAGACAAGCGCAGAGTTTGAGAAGTGGATTGGTAAATATGGGGAGGAACATCCATTTGCCAAAGCGCTAGGAAACCATCGCTCCTTGAATCGGACATGCGAATTAGTCAAGCGCATGGAATCCCTGGCGGATGAGTCTGACAGAATGCCCTATGGTCTAAAGTACTTTGGAGCCAAGACCGGTAGGTGGAGCGGTGACGCGGGTGTCAACGTTCAGAACTTCCCTCGCAAGGCAGTTTCAGGGGTAGACGTTCGTTCGCTAATAATCTCCAGGCCCGACCACGTCTTGGTGCAGGCAGACTACGGGCAGATAGAAGCTAGGGTGGCCCTCATGCTTGCGGATGACACTGCACAACTAGACATGGTAGCCAGTGGCGTCGATCTCTACGAGGCCCACGCTAGGCTCACGATGGGCTACAGCGACCCCCGCCCGATGGCGGAAGCGGATCCTGCTGGACGTCAGTTAGCTAAAGCGCGTGTTCTCGGGCTAGGATTCGGGTGTGGTGCTGCTAAGTTCGTGGATGTTGCTAGGATCTTGGGAGGGTTGGAAATGACCCTTGAGGAAGCTCAACACGTTGTCAGTGACTATCGGCGATCCAATCCTGGTATTGTAGCAGCATGGAAGAGACTCGAGGCTAGCTTTGCGGAAAGTGCCAGAGCACCTGGAACGAAGGAACACAGGATGCCGTTACCTAGTGGGCGTGACATCGTCTACCATAAGCCGCACTATTCAGGCCGCGACCTCGCATGCACTCCGATCCTGGGGCAAGGCGTTAGGAAAGTGTACGGTGGTTTATTATTTGAGAACCTCGTCCAAGCAACCGCACGCGACATATTCTCAGAGCACCTGCTTAAGCTTCAAGATCTTGGGGGGCACTTCATGCCGATTCTGATCGTTCACGATGAGGTTTTGTTAGAGGTTCATGTCGACGAGGCGGTGGAAGCTAGCACAATCCTACAATCAATTCTAGAAACACCTCCAACATGGTGCCAAGATTTGCCTCTTAGCGCAGACACTCAATTCCTAACCAAATACACAAAATAATGATTTCAATAGACGAAAACGGCCATGGAGACCATGGAAAAGATGATCTTGGGTTTCCCAAGATGGTAGATAGTTTGTTAGTAGCTCCTCTGTGTATGTTAGATATTTCAGATGTTGTAGCAATCATTGATGACAAGGTAGTTATGTCGGGGGGTGGTCATCTAGAGCTTGACCAAATGTCCATAATGCTAGCCAGACATTGGATGCTTAGTGAGGCAGAAGCTCGAAAGGACTCCCGCTCCTTAGATGATATTGGCGAAAGCACAGAAGAGGGAGAAAAGGAGTTTATTTCGTGAATATTACGTTAGAAGATTTAGCAGACTTCGCATCATCTCAACCGCCGTCTGAATGGGTTGACACCTTGTCAAAAGACGATTGTCCTTTGTGTCAGTTTGCTAGAGCGTCTTGGGGTTTTGTTCACGTCAGGTCCACGTTTGACATGGTCGCCGCTTACTCTGGACCCGATGAGATGAGTAGATTATCAAAGCTCATGCCTGTGGACTCCCGTTACCGTTACGTGCTATCCATGCCTCCAGTTCCTGCGAAGGTCACTTGGGGAGGACTTTCAGATGCAATCCGCTCGCATTTAATAGCACCGCCTGACCCTTCCTAACATGCTACGATTCCTCGCCAACTTAGTATCCAATGAGGCCCTTCTAACGGATGACCCAAGCTCTTTTTCAGTGTTAGGGTTCCCCTCGAATAAACGGAAATGGGCCGCTCAATGGAAAGACCCTGAAACGAAGCACTGCTTCCTTTCTGGGTGGGAAGGTCTTTCTAGAAACGAGCGCATCTCGAAGCATAATCCCCCGGTTACTTGTCGAGGTGTCATCGTCGATCTCGACTGTGCTCCAGTAGAGCTGAACTTCTCCAAAGGTTATGAGCCCAGCTTCACAAGCCGCTCATTTAGTGGGGGCTACCATCTCCACTACTTGTTCGAGAACCCTCTCCACCTGGGGAACGTGTCAGGGTTAGCTTCGAGGTTTATGGAGACGTTAGAGACGAAACTAGCTCTCCCTGCTCTTCCCGGCTACGACAGGAATGCGTTCCGTAATCCCTCACAATATTACGAAGTAGGTAGGGAATGGGCGGGAGCGGGGAAGCCACTTGATGACTCACTAGTCCATGCCTGGTTCATGTGTGCTTCAAAGAAATTCCGGTTTCAGGATTCGGGAGAAGCCGCGGTGCCCATTGACAAGGTTAGGAAATACTTGTCGGAGAAATACCCTAACAAATGGCCTGGAGGTTGGGAATCATTCGACGTAGGCGCGCGAGGTGTTCGTTTCTGGGATGATGACGGGGATTCCTTCTCGGTTATTGTCAGGGAAACCGGGCTCACTTGTTTCACGTCAGACCGTGGATTCATACCTTGGAGAGACGAAGAACTCTTAGGGGCTAAAGAAGTGAATCTTTATCAGGAAACCGCGCTCACGGATCCAGCGAAAGACATCTGGTTTGACGGTAAAAACTATTGGAAACCTAACAGTCGCGGTCAGTGGGTGTGCCGTAACGAGACGCAGATTAAGGAGGATCTACATTGTATGGGACTCTCTAACAGATCCCCTGAAGGTGGTGGTGCCTCTCCGGTGTCTAGGTCCGCCATGCATATCAGAGATGATAAGCAGCTCAAGGTAATATCAATGTTCTACACTCCGCCAGGCGTTCGGCACCCTAACAACCCAGCGGAGGGTGTTGAGCTCAACATTGGGAATGTTAGCGCTCTAACACCAGCGCCAAGCTTTGGTGAATGGGGTGAACGATTTCCACGGCTTCAAGAGTTCTTTGAAGAGTTCTTTTTCAAGGAACCTCGAGAACGTTTTTTAGCCCACTTAGCTCATGCGTATAGGTGCGGAGTCAATGAAGACCCCCAACGAGGGTTGGGGTGCATCATCGCAGGTCCTGTTGGAAACGGAAAGACCTTCACCGCAAACCAGATATGCGGGCGTTTGTTAGGAGGCGGGGTTGACGCTAGTCCTTACCTAGTCGATGGGGACAATTTCAACTCAAACCTAGTGACCAATCCCGTTTGGACTCTGGACGACGTCGCAAACAAGGCGTCTTGGTCAGAGCACTCTAGGTTTTCTAAGAAGTTTAAGAGAGCGTTAGCGAATGATGATTTACCATGTCGTGCTATGTATCAAGCCCCTATCATGGTTCGTTGGACTGGCAGAATCTACATGACTGCTAATGATGACTATGAATCCCTCAACGCGCTTCCTAGGACTGACATCAACATTAAGGACAAGCTACTCATACTCAAAGCCAACGATGTGATCATAGACCCCTGGATCACTAACGAAGAGCTTGAGGAAGAGCTTCCCCACCTTGGTGCATGGTTGTTAGACTACGCGCATGAGCCCAGTTATCTTGGGGGCAGGTTCGGGGTTCGACCTTGGGTAGACCCTGAACTAGAGAAGAAGATCCTGGAAGTTGGCCCGAAAGCACCTGGCGACGAAGTTTTAGCGGCATTCCGTAAAGGCCTGACGGAACCCTTTGTCGGGCTTTGCTCTGATCTATATGATAAGATAGTGATAGATAACTCAACAGCTGCCTCCAAGATTTTCAAGAAGCCCCAACAACTAGGATGGCACTTGAAAGATAGGCTTGACGCGTGTGACGCTGGATACTCGAAGAAACGTACTAGGGATGGCCAAGTCTACACTATCCAGCCATTAGAAGACGAAACAACAGACGCAGACGAAGACGATGCACCCTTCTAAATACGGAGCGAGAGCTCTAGACAAGGCCCGAACTGACATTATCCTAGCAAGGCTCCTTGATCAAGGCGAGACGTCTCACAAAGTACTACGGGAACAGATTATTAGAGACTATTTGCTAGCTTACACATCAAGAACCGTTGATCACTCCGACAACGCTAGATGGGGGATGATCGCTCAACTCTGGTCTCTTCATGGCCAAGCTAAGATCTTTAGAGATATTCGAAAGGGGACTTGGATCCTGTGTTAGCCGATCCGAAACGCACTAAACGATGCGTCTTCGACTGTGCAGTTGTCCGTTGAGGTCTCGTTCTGTATCCAAACCTCTAATGTTACCCCAGCAGCAACAGAAACATTTCCGCAAATGCATACGTTCCCTACGTCGCCCCCGCTCCCGATCTTATGCGTTGCTCGTGTTGTCAGTTGGATCGCACCGTTACTGGCGAACACTGCGAAGGAATACGTTTCATTAGCGCCTCCGCTGATGCTTAGAGAAACGTTGACGTGATAGACGCCAGTAGTACCTACGGTTATGTCCTCAGTAGCGTTGTCCGCGTTCAGTCCTTGCTCAACGCTAGACGAAGTGGAAAAGGGAATCTGGACCTTGTTAGAGAAGTCTGTTGATGAAGCGGAGATTGTTAGAGCAGTGGCGTTGCTCTGAATCTTTAGCTCTGCGTATTGTCCTGCGTGGGAGAAAGCACCTTGTCCTACTGCAAGCGCGGTGAATTTACGCTCACTCCCACTTGCTTCAGATGCCAGATGCCCTTCGAGATAGTCACCACTTGCAATTGAGGTAGATGGGGTAAAGTCGGTAAAGTTTGCCATAGTTGTGATTGTTGATTTATTCGATTTCTGTCAGGGTTACCCCTGCAATAGTTGTTAGGGTTGTTCCTGCGATAGTCGTTAAGTCCTCTCCCAGAGGATCGGGTGCATATAGCCATTCACTCTTTGAGTCGTTTGAATAAATGGATCGGATACGTCTAGTGATAACCTCATAAGAAACATAAGTGTAACTCCCAGGCCATTCATAGATAAACTTAACTGTCTTGTTTACTGCGGCTCCTAGGACGATGTCAGCGCTCCCGTCGATAGGATCTGGTCTAAGTCCTCCCGCCCCTGGATTAATGCCAACCACGTTAGTTTTCTCTCTCGTGACCACTTCGTATGGAGCACCGCCGCCAGGGTCAATGGTAAACTCTATCACGATCTCATAAAGAGTCCGATCTAGAGCGGCTCCCCCTGGTACGAAGTCAGGGTTTGTCCAATCCATTTCAACGTCGATTCTAATCGCAGAAGATGTCAGGATGAACACGCTATCCACCATAGTTAGCCCTGTCGGGCCTTGTGCATAGATTCCGCCTAGGTTAGTAGAGCCTTCGGGAAGATCTTGCTCTTCTGTCGCCGGATCCCAGTTCCATGCGGTTGAATCGTAGGACTGGAGCCCTAACGTGGTCTCAACTCGAAGCTGGCCTTGGGAATCACTTTCAACAGTGAAACTAGTATCGACCACTTCCATAGCAATTGATTTGCCGAGTCTCGTTGACTCAAAAGTGACCACGTCCCCAGGTATTGAGCGCAAAGATGTCGGAAGCATAGAGACCTTAACACTTTCCTGAGCCCTAGCCCTATACAAGAATACCTTACTGATCCTCTGAGCAGCACTTAGGCTTGATGTAAATGGTAGTTCCAAATCTAGATAGTCTTGATGATAAAGTACACCTGGGACGTCTAGAGTCGGAAACTCGGTTTCTTGCCAGTTCCGGTCTGGATCTACGTAAGTTCCCTTGATGCCCTTTGGCAATTCTCTAGTTGATCTGTTATAGTCAAACCGATAGGTGGAAAGCATCTTATCTTCACTGATCACTGCAAGACCATCTTCTACGGGCTTCGCCACAATCGACCACTTACCCCCGACGTAGCGTATTGCTCCTGCAAAACTGTTTGCAAGTTGCTCTAGCACTTCCTCATGAGGCTGGTCTGCCATTATAATGCCGTTACATGTGTAACGTTTCTCAAGGTCGCCCGACTTAGTGGCAACCAGTTCGTTGCAATAGTTGATCGCGTCTGAGCAATCTGCGAAACGTTTCGAACTGTAGGCGTTTATACCCATAAACGCCAGCATGTAAGTCCGAGCGCATTCTACTGGGTTGTTAGAATAGCCTTGGCCAAACCCGCCCGGGTCAGAGGAATTTCCGGTTAGAATGCCATTCCACCCTTTAATCACAGCGGAGAATTCCGGCTGATCTCCTGCAAACTTCCTAGACCATTTCCGAAGCACGACGTAGAGCCCCGCGATAAGCGCAAACTCGTCGGTTGCCTCGATGGGCCCTGAGTCCGCCGGGCCGATACCTTCTGCAACCATCTTGTCATACACGGCAGGCGCTCCGGAACCGTCTATTTTGTGACACGTCACGACGTTAGCATACTTACCAGTCGCGTTACCGTTGGAATCAAGAGATAGCGGTTCGTCATTGATGTACACTTGATCAATGGACTCTACCGGGTGACTAGCAAGTGCAATGAACAAATGAACTTCATTCTGAGGCTCAGAATGCGCGAATAGTATAGGGCCACCTACTCTCGTCTCCCCGAAGACAATACGCATGTAAGGTACTGGGTCTCTAAAGTTGAGGAAGCTAGACCTGCGCTCCTCTCTTAATTGACGTTTCCTTGCCTTCTTGCTCGCCTTGTAGTTGTTGTATCCAGAGAATGCTGTGTAGGAGACTGAAGCAACTGTTAGCGCTGCCTTGACTACAACACCCGTTGTAATGGCCGCAGCCGTCGAACCGCTGCCCAGGAACGCAATTGCGCCTAATGCTATTTCTCCCATCGATAGAACCCTTTCGCGTAGTCGTTAGGAATTGTTATGAAGCCCCCTTTTAAGGTGTTTTCTAAGATCGTAGTCACTGCTAGAGCGTCACCAACTTTGGAAACAAGTCCTACCATGTCCCCCCGAATGATCGCAACGTCTCCCTCTCTCGGCGTCTCGTGGTGGACAAAGCCAAGCAACTCTAACTCGTGGGACACCCTACGACGTAGAGGACCAAACTTTCGAAGCCCTTCGTCTTTCTTCCGGTAGTTGCCTCTGAAATGGCTCATGCGGTTTACTCCCGCCAAGTGATCGACCCAACCCGCGATGAATAGTGCGCAATCCCATTCACCAACGCGGTAGGGCTTCGTTAAGGACTCTTGGAGGTATTGTGTTAGCGTCATTTACTAGTGCTTCATGTCGACCGGTGCCTTGATTCCTGCCACTAGGCTAACTGCCCCCACCCCTGACAATATCTTGATGATTTCGTCTGAATCGATGTTGCTTGCCATGATCCAGAACGGTGCCACTGATAGAGCAACTACTCTGTTCTCGGAAGAAATCGGTTCACCGCATTTTGCGCAATGCGCCTCCTTCATCCACGGTTCCCAGCACTTTCGAGGGTGCGCGTAGCTCATTCTGCCCTTGTCATCTCGCCAGTAGCGGAACGTCTTGCAACCGCAAGGCTTCCCGTGCCAAATCCGAGAACAAGTCAGAGCAGGCAATCCCTGCCTCGCTTCGCTCGTTGTGATGCCTGTCTTCATGCGATTGTTCTAGTATAGCTGTTAGTCATAACTGGATCTTTTTTCCTTGTAGGTTAGGTAGAAAACGCATGGAAGTGTCATTGGGAAAGCCACCCGCCAAGCTATCTGCGACTGAATATGTTGCCCCCCATGCTTGTTTAAGTTTCGTCATTTCGTTCACAATAGTAAGTGTTAGAACTGAGTCTTTTTCTTTAACCTCCACCGAGAGAGTGTCCATCTGACCACGGAAGATTTCTACATCATCAATGATGGCCAGGTCGTCAGGGTCAAGCATAATTACGTGGAAGACCGCGTCTCGACCTTCCCAAGAGTCTGTTTCAAGGTTCGGAAGGTCTCCATTCTGGACGTAACCTAACTGACACTTTAGGGAAGAAATGCGAGTGTCTGAGGTATCTCGGAAAGGTTCTAACGCAAAAGCACCTTCTAGTCCTACGTAGTTATCCCCATCAAAAAACAACGTCCCCAACCCTGACCAAGCAAACAAGGGATCATTCTGAAAGTCCAGAGATGCCGTAATGACCGGTACCAAGATTTCCGCATCTAACGCATCTTCAAAAGCTGTGGAGAGTCCTCTAGGCATTTGTCAGACAATCGCCTCTGTTAGAATTACTTGCTCTGCTTGGATAGAAGATGTGAATGGGCGGTAAAGATTAGCAACGTTAGCAGTCCATGCTGGGGCTCTCGTCAGTCTAAAGACACCGTAGACACTAGCACTGTTTGAAGCGGTTACCGTTGATGAGGAGGCAACAGGCAACCACAGATGAGGCCATATTTTTAGGTCGTATGATCCAGCGGATATGGACGTGTCTATGCTCTCGGCTACTCTACACATCTGGCCAGTGTTGAATGTCACCCAATCGCCTGCGGCTAGGTAGGGATTCAACGAAGGACCTGTGAGGATTGGGACGGATCTTGAGTAAATAGGTGATGTAGTCTGAACGGTAGGGTTCTCATTAGTCAGTCCTAGGTTTCTACATTGGCTAGGGTCTCGAAGAGAGAATGCATGAAGGTTGCCTTCCACCTGCATGAAGAATCCTTGTAGATCCTGCATTTGTGCGCGGTTCATGGCCTTGAAGCGTATTGTGCATTTCCACCTCTCCCGGAGCCCCCTCGTTTGCAATGTGGTACCTGTGAAAGGGTTAGGCTGGGAACCGTGGTTGTAGTCCATAGCCCAATCGATCTGGATTGCTTTGGCTACTGAATCGGGAAAGTCTATGACTGTCATTGTGCAAACGCTTTAGCGGGTTGTCCTCCATGTGCGATAATCTCCATGACGCCCTCGATAGCTGAATTCTTGGTTTGTTGTGCAAAGATCGCCATTTGCTCTTCGTTAGGGTTGCCGTCGTAATGGTTCACTTGGGTAAACGCTAGACCTGAGCCCATCCCTGAAGAGTCCTTGAGTGCATCGTTTGGAATGATGTTGCCGCTCCGCCTAGGTGAGAAAAGCTCAGGCCCTCGCTCGCCCACTAGGTAAGTGCTCCCGCCTGAAACAGGCCCGCCGTCTGCGCGTGCGTCAGTGATACCGAAGAAACTAGCAATGCCTCCGAAGATTGACCCAGTCATCCCCCCACTATCCGCAAGGCCCAGAATAGACCTCGTAGCTAGTGCCTTGAGCTGGATCCTGGCAAGTTCCGCAATCGCTTGGTTTGCAAATTTCTTGAAATCCACAGTCCCGTTCTCGGCAAACTCAGTAACAAAGTTAGTTAGCTTATCAAAAGTGGTGGCACCAAAGCTTGATATTTCTTGCTGATAAACTACTAGAGCCGCACCCATGTCGGTTAGCTTCGCTTGGACGATTTCCACGTTCTCGACTGCTTCCTTGGACCCACTGCCTCCTAATAGAGTTGTGTCGATGCTCCTGTCACCCTGCGGGTTCCCGTTAGGACCTGTCCCTGCGACCCGATCCAGTTCGTCTGCCACCTTCGACACTGCGTCGCGGACTTCAGTGACTGCTTGAGCCTCTGGGAACAGACTAGAGAGAGCGTCTGTGACAAACCGCTCGTCAGCGGTTGCCTTCATCATCCTATCGAGCTCATCTTGGTAGGGGTTGGCTTGCCCCCCTGTAAACGCGCTTTGCTGTATGGTAGCGCTTAACGTGTCCGCAAATGACGTAGGTTGTGCGTCTGTCGGTTGCAGGTTGCCTTTGATTATGTCTCGAGCCCATCCCATCCCCGGCCCTTTGAAGAACGGAAGCGCTTGGACTAGCGTGTTCATCTCCCCTGCTATCCTATTGGAGAAGGCAGTAAAAGCGACATCAGCCAAATGGATAAACACTGCCCTGATAGTCGGGCCTAGCACGTTCCCAAGTGAGGTGAATTTCGCCTGGAGGAAGAGAACGAACCGCTCTGTCCTCTGTTCGCTTGAAGACAAGGCGGAATTAATCTCGGTTAGAATGCTCTTAACAGCAGGGAGAAGTTTAAGCCCGATCTCAGTGACAACTTCTCCGATGTTATTTTTGAGAATGAGGAACTTACTTGCCGCCGTCTCATTAGCGATAGATGCCTCATTGACGCGAGCGTTGTTCTCGGTCCACATGTCTGAGGACTGCCCAAGCTTGTCCCTAACAATGTCCATGTTCTGAGCTAACGTCAGAAGAACAGCGGTGTTCTGCGCCCCAGCAATCTTGAATTTCTTCAGAGTCTCCGTTGCTCCCGTCCCCTGTTCCCCCAACCGATCTAGGAACGTTAGGAAGGTGTTGAAGGCGTTATCTTTGAAATCTGCGGCTAGCTGCTCTACACTAGTGCCCATCACCCTCGCCATCTGCTCGGCTTCTTTCCCCCCTGCTTGGATCGCGGAGTTAATGGCAATCATGGCCCGACCTACGCTAGACCCTGCGCTTTCGGAACGCTGACCAAGCTCTTTAAGCGCAGTGGAGATTCCTAGAACATCCACAGAGGACACCTTGAAAACAGAAGTTGCCTGAGCGACCCTAGTCGACATCTCTAGGATTTCACTTTCACTTGCTTTAGCAGAGTTACCCAGTCCAACTAGAGCGCTGGTGAAATTGTCGGCAACGCCGACCCCTTCTTGAGTAACCGTTAGAAGTCTAGCAATAGCCTTGGCGCCTTCTTCCCCCGCCACGTCAGAAGCTTTAGCCATCTCGGCCATGATCTTCGTAAACTTGGCAAGATCTTTAGTCTCGACACCTAGTTGACCCGCCGCTTGGGCTAGTTCAAGGAGCTCGACCTTTCCGATCGCGAACCGCTTCGTGAAAGCGCTCATGTCCGCCTCGAACTTTGTTAGCTCCTTGCCCGCTAGCCCAGTCGTCTTGACAACCCCCACTAAGGCAGTCTCATAGTTAGCAGCTGCTTGGACGATCTTGGTGACGCTAAAAGCACCCGCTAACGCTGCGCCTAGTGCATTGATGGGAGTCAGTAACGACTTGAACCCTCGCCCAATCTTCTTACTAACGTTTGCTAAAGTCGTCTGCGTCTTCGTCCCCCAACGTTGAACGCTTTTCTGGGCCTTCTTTAGACTAACGTTAAGGCTTCCAGTGTCTGCCTTGACCTTGATGACCAAGGTTCCTAGTGCTGTAGAACGTTTAGCCATTACTTAGACCCTCCCTCATTTGAAGGTGAGAATTGACCAGGAATCGGTTGAGGTTGTCCAGGTGGATTTGAAAAACGCATGTCCCAAAAGAATCTAATGTAGGTTTCTGTTAGTACCTTCTTTTGTGCAGCACTCAAACCGTCGAAAGGCGGCATGGCGGATTTTCTCGTAAACGAGCAACTCACGCTGAAGAGCATCAATGTAAGCACGCTGATAGTCGTTAGGTTCATCATATTTTAAGATTGCTTTAACTACTCTCGCTTGTGCTTTTCTCTCTTCGTCTAACGCTACTCTGAGCGCAGATTCTGCGGTTGTTTCCGCTGCTTTCTTCAGGTAATACGTAATAGCATCTAACAGAAGCCGTATGAGGACCACTATTTTCATCCAGGACAGTCATGAAACCTCTTGATGATGTCAGTTACGTACCTCGCTTCCTTTTCAACGTCATCCGCGTATTCATACCACTCTGACGAATCACCAAAGAAAGGCTCGTAGATTCCGCTGGGGCACTTCTGGTTAGCGTTAAAGAGGTAGCCCCTGCCATTTCGTTTCAGTTTTACGCCTCCGTCTCGCAGGACTCTGTCAGGGTAGAAAGCCGTCGTTGATGCCTTGAACGCTCCACCTAGCTTTTCTGCGGTTGACTGAGAAGCCACAATTATCTCGGCTCCGTGTGCCTGCCCATCGTAGGCGTTAAAGTGCAGCTCTAACGCCACATCAAGCCGAAGAGCTCTCGATGTTTTTCCGTGCTCTCTCATCGCAGTTGCATAACCTAGCCTACCATCCCGGTAAATGATGTGAGCGCAGAAGCCTGACGAATTGAGCATGCCCGCCGCTGCTTCCGCTACCTTGTTTCGACTCTCCCACTCATCACTTCCATCGATTGCCTTCGCACCTGTGCCGGGGGTGTGACCAACGAACAAGCCAACATTGAGAACAGTGTCAGCGTCTGGGCAAGATACCTTGTTAGCGCACGGCCACACCCAAGGGTCCGGAAGTGTTGCCGTGTCGTTGTGGCTTGGGTTGGACGTGTCTAGCACCTCTGCGTTAGCCTCGAGGATGTCCTCAACTAACGCTCTGGCGACTTTCGACCCTTGCCCAAGGAGCACGGAAAGACGGCTAGCCCTCCAGTTGTTCGCCTGGAGGTGCTCCCTATCTTGCGGCGTCAACGTCGTCAGCACTACTGGCCGTTCTCAATGCCTTTGATCCCGCTTCTCAGCGTAACGGCTAACACTGCTGTAATGATCACTTGAACCGCATCAGCAATGTCAAGGCTCCCGGTTGCAACAGAAGCAATGGCCCCCGTGATAGACGCGAGAGCGGTTAAATATGTTTTATAGCCTTGGAGGAATTTCATGGTATTTAGTTAGTATTTTGACTCGGTGTAATAATCTACCACACTAAAGCAAAAACTAGGCATCCTTTACTGTTTCTTTCTGGGATTGGATCGACTGGAGCCTTGCTAGGACCGTTGCGTTCATCTCTTCCGCTTCTTCTGCCTCTGTCTTTTCCACCGCGTACATTCTGCAATCATCGGCGGTAAAGGGGCTGGGTTTCTTCTTGGGGTCGCGGTGCAAGTTGAATAAATCCGCCCTAAGTTGGCCCCGCTCTAAATCTGCTCTTTCATCGTCTTTCCGGATCGCATCCCTCAACGCGGAGACGTCCCCCAATGTTAGGGTGTAAAACTCTGCCTTGGTGACTCCTAGCCTAACGCGGAGGTTAGCCCATATTGCAATAGGATCTAGGTAGCGCGTTTCTTCGCTCTCTTCTTCTTCGCAGGCTTTCCCGGCGAATCGTCCAGTTGTCCTAGCAGCTCTGCGACCTTCTCAAACAGTTCCGTTGGTCCCATCGAGAGCGCTTCTTCCATCGTGGGAGGGTTCTCCTCTCCTAGCTGAAGCGCTACATAAAGAGCGGTTAGTGTGCGAGGGTCTGACGAGTCGAGTTCGTCGCCCTTTAGTACGTTAACGCCTGCGTGTTCTGCTAGATAGCAGACGGCGTGCATTGTTAGTTGTTCCATGTTTTGACGAGGTTAGGCTCAGCGGGGTTTCGCCTGGGCCGGTGGATTCTGTAGAAAACACGCGGCCCAAGCTTAACCCCGCCAAGAGATATTTTAGATTATGGGGTAGGCGGGGCAGGAGGCCAGATAGGAGTAGTTTCTGCCGGATCGATCAGACTTAGAATTGATTCCTGTGCTACGTGGAACTCTCCCGTAGGAGTGATAGTAAACGTGCGCCGTGTCTGCTCGTTCGGACTGATGTCATGAGACCCTAGAGAAGACACAAACCCTGACCAGATCTCACCTGATGCGTTGGAATCAGTGTACTCAACCATAAACAAGGCAGTTGTGTTAGCTTCAAACGCTGAGACCAAAAGCTGATGGTTCTCTGTGTTGTTGTCTGCCACCTCTGACGGATTGCTTCGAACCTCCGCAGTGAGCTCTCCGAAGGACTTTGCCCCGCCTTCTTTAAGACGTTCTTCTGCTTGGACCCCGGCGACGCAGTCAAGAAGGTCATCGTCTTCGATGACTTCCCGGGTCCTCTCAGGGGTGCTCATGTTGTACAGTTTCCCGATCTCAGAAAAGTTTAGTCCTGCGTCAGTTGATATTGATAGTTTGGAGCATAGTCCTCTCATGGTATTTCTATTTTAGGGTGTTAGTTAGTTGTTGCTAGCTAATTTAACGCGGATTCATCCGATTCAGTAGGTGCCGAGGCTCCCCGTGCAGCTTCTGAGATCGTGACCGCTATAGGGAGAATCTGCGAGGCTGCATTGATGCCGCCTTGTTTTACGGCTAGATCTAATGCGGCCATTACAGCGTTTGCTTGATCTTCAGTTAGTGTGACTGTGACTTCTGACGAGGTTTTCATTGTGTTTCGTTGTTGTGTTATGTTTATTCTGAGACAATCCATTCTGGTTTCATCTCACCAAGGGTGCCGGTTTCATCAATCACGTAAGCGGTGACTTTCTCCCATGGCTCGAAATCCGCCATGCTAGCCGTTTCGAGCATCTCCACCACCGCAGCATGTCGTGAGAAGACGGGAACCAGGTCAGCTCCGAGCGCCGTGACGATCTCCTGAACTTCCTCCTTAGGTTTCGGGTTCTCCTTGGTCCCCCAGATAAGCTCGAACCCCCGCTGGACGGAGTTCGCAAGACGGTTGAGGGTGAGGTCTGAGTCAGAAACGAGTTGCTTTGCTACCCGCTCAGCTTCGGTAGGCTCTGCTTGTGGTGCTGCTGGTGTGATGATGTTGTTAGTAGTTGCCATGATAATTGTGTTGTGTTGTTAGACTGATGCTGTGATTCCGATGTTCTCGAGCGCTACGAGGATTGCGTTGATTGCCGTTCTCGATTCTGCGTCAACCGTCGCACCTCCACTAGGGTCCGCAATGTGAGAGGCTTGTGCGGGTGGAGTGACGCCGTGCAAACCTACAGCGCCAGCAAAGGTAGCGTCCCCTGCTGAATCGACTAGCAGTGCCTCCACTTGGTTGCCTGTCCTCAGCACGAATTGGCCAGCAGTAAAGTCTGTGGAAATCTCGAATGTGTTTTCACCGCTAAACCCAGAATATCCTATCCTGTTCGTGTTAGCGCCCCGGTAATAGGTAATATAGGCCTTAGTGGTCGAATCGGTGGCTGCCTCAGTATCAGACAATCTCAACAGCTCATTGTCTCCCTGGAGAGAGACCAGCCCAGCCTTTATACTCATGTCCCGAACCGTTCCACCTCCCGAGCCTGCCTCTGTCCCAATGACAAAAGTGTCAGCAGTATCATTCCATCCGATGTGGGCGCGCTCGTAGTCGGTGGCGTTTGTGTAGGTGTTATAGATGTTAAACGTTTGGGCGTTGACACCGTTACGTTGGCCGAGGGTGTTGGCTGCGTCCCTGACCAGCTTGAGGTCGGCACTACCGACCGCCGACCAGGAATCGCCAACTGTGTCTCGCCACCCGAGTTCCAGCTCTGAGTTCAGGAGGAGCGTCCGCCCTGCGCCGCCAGACCCTGCTACGAAATTAACCAGCTCCCGTGATGGTCCTCCTCCGGAGTCATTCACAAACATCCTCATCCTACCGTTTATTGATGACAGAGCAGAGGTTCTCCCTGATGAAGAAGCAAAATTAAGGTAACAATTATCGTTGTACGCTCGGGATTCAATAGCCAACTCCGCGCTATTGAGTGCAGTCCCTCCGAAGACAGTCGCGCCGCCAGCCGCTGAAGCCTGTAATAGACTCACTCCACCCACCTGCAAATCTAGCAGGTTGCTAGTGCCAGGACTGAGAGTGTCAGTCTGGTTAATCAGCAAGCCAGTATCATTGCCCGCCGCCTTATTGGTAGTGTAGTCGAGCGTCAGTGCCGCTTCGTCGCCCATTGCCTGATCCAGCACGATTGGCGTTGATGCCGTAATCAGTGTATTCGCGTCCGCGTCGAATGCACCCCCGCCCGCTGCGTCAATTGCTGCTTGGGTTAGGGTCGAGATCGGCTTATCCAGGTCACTTGTGTTGTCGACGTTACCTAGACCAACCTGCGCGGCTGTTACCGTGTGGGGGTTGTTAGTCAGTGCTTCGTGGTTGTCTACGTCAGTCTGGACAACCCCGATAGCAGTGGCTTGCAGTGTTGAAACTGGTTTGTCTAGATCGCTGGTGTTGTCGACTTGATCCAGACCTGCAATCGTTCCCGCATTGGTTATATTGCCGTCCTTGTCGACTTTGAACTTGCTAGTGCCTCCTATTTGCAGGTCCAATAGTTTACTTCCTGCGGCACTAGCAGTGTCAGCAACGTTAATTTTTATGGCATCGAAGACAGTTGTGCCGTCGTTCCAGGTATCTGTTAGGTTGTAGATCTTTGGCATGATGTAATTAGTTTAGGCAGTTCTCTGGAATAGTTGCTCGCCGAATCTGTCAGTGATCGCGTCTCCTGCACGGTCCTCAATGGACGGGAGCGCTGCCAATGCCTTGAGCTCAAACGCGGATTCCCAGACGAACCCGGCACCGTAAGAACCATCATCAGGATCGAAGTCATCGAAGAACCCTGAGATGTCCGTGTGAGTGATGAAATTATCAGTTGAGATCTCAGTGCCGCAGGAACCGAGAAGGGTTCCCGCCAGTCCAGAACGCAGTTCGTCGGCTTCCGAACGGCTGTTTGCATAGATCCTAATTTGAGTGGAGAAGATCGAGTCATCCAGCCCAGAACCTATATTGATCTCGAATTCTGCACCTAGGGACTGATAAACGATGCACGGGTTCGCAGTGCCGTCTGGTGCTTGGTCAGGGTAGACCCTGCGTGATACGTCGACAGGTGTTCCCGACTTAACAAGAGCCACTAACCATTTCTTCAGAGGGCCTGGATTCATATCTTAAAGTGATCGTTGAAGGTGTCTAGCCCATTAGCACGGAACTTGATCGCCGCAGGAACAAGGAAAGGTTTTGCCGCGTGATACTTTGTCCCTAGCTCTAGGAATCTGTAAAAACGAACAGCCTCATCTGGTTGGTATGTTCTGCGCGTCCTTCTTCCTGATTTCGTTAATCCTTTAGCCCTAACGAACCTCTTACTAACAAACTCGCCTGGTCTTGTGGTAAGCGTCCTAATGTTAGGTGAAGGTTTGTCTATAATCAACGAGCGCTTAACGTGCGCTGAGGTTGCTCTACTTTTAGCATCCCTAAGTAGCTGATCCCCGCTGGCATCAAGTGCCTCAAGGGTTGCCTTCTTAATACGAGGCTTCATCCCCTCGATCCTTCGGTTGATCTCGGCAACGCCTTTGACTGAGTGCCCAAAGATCATGCGGCGGCGAATGTCCTCACTCTAAACGGATCACATAGCCTCTTAGCGCCTTCAGGTACGTCCGCCATCTTGTTAGAATCAACCTCAGCCCTGTTGTGAAAAAAGTGGGCAACGAGAAACAGAATAGCCTGTTTTAGTTGTGCGGGTAGATCCACGTCAGCGTAGCCTACCGTGAAAGTAATAGTGACATCTTTGCTAGGTTCATGGCCGGAAACCTGAACGACCGCTACTCCGCTAGCGTCGACCAGGAACGAGGAGGCGATGTCGTCCTCCACTTCCTCTAGTCTCATCGGAGAACCATCTTCTAGTAACATTGGGGTGCCGTCCTCTAAGAGCATCGCCCCTTTCGACTGCTGCACACTGTCAATCGTCTGGACTGGGTAGGCAGGGAGAGTTGTCTTACCTCCCTCAGCTAGCGTGGTGATGAATGTCTTCTGGCTTTGCTCAATCTCCGTACCAGTGTAGTCAGCAATCCAACTTAACGCCGCTGGGTAGTAATAGTCTTCAATCAACTCATCCTCAGCGTTGCTCGATACCCGGAGGTGCTTCTTGAGAAGTGCTAGAGTTACAAAGGCCATGGTTAGCTAATTTCTTTGGCTAAGTTCTTTCGGATGTAAATTGCCGCAACGTTAGCAGGTAAAACCGCCAAGTCCCCACTATTTAATGCAACCCCAGCAAAGCCTAAAGACCATTTCATCTCTACCTTAACCGTCCCACCGTCTACCATTTTCACCCCATCGACAAGGTCAAAACATCTCCCAGGAGATGAGACATAAGGCAAAGTGCCGGCATTCTTGGCTTTGCGCTTCGCTCGCTTCTTCTTCTTCTTCGGAGGTTCCTCATCAAGGGTTTCCTCTAACAAAGCGTCGTCTCTTTCTAGTTCGTCTTCCATAGTCTCTGGGGGTATGTGGGACCGCTGACACTATGCCAGCGGTCCCTTGTGATCTTGTTAAGCTGCGATGATCAGCTTGCCAAACGCGCTCGGGAGCTCGTTGACAAGGTCATGGCGCATCTGTCCACGATAGCCAACGAAGCCGTTAGCAGCGTAGAGCTCACGCAACTGACGCACCGACAGATCACGCCGGACGTAGTTGGTGCAGTACTTGTTCCAATCGCCGAAGGCTGCAACCTCATTATCAACTGTCAGATTGTCCTCTACTTGATCTGAGAGGATAATCTCATGGCCCCAAATCGTTCCAGGAGCACCTTCTCTAACAGAGGGAGACCAGAGGAATCGACCATCGGAATCCTTGAGCTTCATGACCAAGGTTTCCGTTGATGGGTTCATTAAGAACTTGCCGCCTGCACGCCCACTCGCAGGAACAAGCGCACGTAGATCAGCCAAGTCTTCGAAGGACACCGCTAATGTTACAGCGGTGTTAACCGTGTTTGTGATACCCGCCAGGAGGCTTGTAGGCCCTTTAGCGTCTGTCCCTAACACCGCAGCAATTTCAGCAGCGTTAGCAAACGCTTGACCAAGCTTAGTGGCTAGGTAGTTCGGGAGATTGATCTCACTATCATCAAGAAGCTCTTCGTGGACTTTGACCAGTTTGC